AAAGAGAGACAATCTAATAAACAAATGGGGATGAATAAAGTGAATCAACCATTTGTTTATTAGATGGACGAACAAAGAGATGCAATATAATAAACAAATGGGGGGATGAATAAAGTGAATCATCCATTTATTTATTAGATGGGTGGACAAAGGGAGAACATCTAATAAACAAATGAATGATACAAAACTTACTAATCAGTTAAATTGTTCATAATCCAACAAAAACAAATAATACAATTGATAATGGTCAAATGTCTGAGTAACATCAAGATATTCATCTGTGTTCCTATCAAAATCAATATTAACATAATGATTATAAATGAGAGGTTTTTTGGATAAATATGATGCAATTGCTACATGTATATCTAATTGAATGGGATCAGCTATTCTAAATCTGGATGTGACAAGTTCTGTTTTTAAGAATTTTACCTCTGGATCAAGTTCAACCCCATAATTCATTATTTTTCTGATAATGTGTGTGTTATTTTTTCTGATTAATGGAAGTGTCCAAGCCCATGCCCAACTATTGCCATCAGAGTTATACAAACCGATAGTCTCAAATCTTGATCTAAATAATTCTTCTTTTTTATCATTGTACATAATTATAACATTGTGTTCCATGTCATTGGTTTTAATAATAAATTTAGTATATACTACTTTTTTGAATGCATCTCTATATTTTTCATTGTTTTGATCATAGTAAGATAATGCATTTGTTATTAAGGTTATATTAATATCCATTTTATGATGATATATAAACTATATTATCATAAAAATAAGTTTACTTACAAACTGATGAAAGGGGTATTGCTTCTTCTTTCCTCCATAATTTCTTTGATAGACACAGCTGTCTTTTTTGTTGCAAAACCTCTGTTTTTATCTTCTTCTTGCTGTTTGTCTCCTTTTTTACATATAAAAATAGGTGGAAACCCTCCTGTTGGTGTTGTTTTGTCAAGATCTGCACCTCCACTTTGAGAGCTCTTATTTTTGACTGTATGTGTTACTTTTTTGGGAGGTTTTTGAGGTGTTGTTTTAATGACATCTTCAGAGCTATCTGATAAAAAAAACTTGTTTTGCATTATGATGTCAAGATAGTTTTGCATTAATGTATATATTATATTATTCATATTTTTATTCATAGGTGTTAATCAAAAGTTAATATGAAATTTTTAGGATCTGCTGCAATTTCTGCACTGGAAATAGTTTTTTTGGCATTTTTGTGTTTTTTGCATGATTTTTTACTTTCTCCATCATTGTCAGTTATTTCATCATGTGTTCCATTGTATTTATATTTGATCATGTGATTTACATTACAACATTTGCCCCTATTATCACAACTAAATTTTAAATATTCATCATCATCCATTACACCCACAAAATTATTGTATAATAATCGATGTAATGCCACTTTTTTATTTCTAAAATAGAAATTAATATATGTTCCCTTGCTTACATTTTTTAAATTTGTAACATACCCATTCCAGCAACAACACTCATCTGAAAATATGGATGAATCTATATATTTTGTAATACGATGTAAATCCTTGTATCTCAGCTTTTTATCAATTGGAACATTTTTTAACTGCATTGATACTAATTCTTTTAAAATTTTTCTAGACTCAACTGGATCTAAACCCATTTACTACAATATACTTTCAAAATATTTATTTCACATGCAGTAAATAATTCTATACATTTAATGATTTTTAAATGTATTTAGATCATAAAATTTATTTAGATTTATATATTTTACATCATGCAAAATTATTTGAAAAAGAGAACATCAATATTATCAGGTATTTTTTTATTGCTAATTAGGGAGAATTTCAGATTAATAACATCCTTTTGATCATCATGTTTTAAATATTTCTTTTGTTCAGCTGTTAGCTCTTTATTAACATGAACATCATATTGAAGCATATTATCAAATATATAGACTACATTGGCATTATCATCGTAGACAACAATTGGAATTTTATTTAGTTTGCTCAAAACAGATAATTCAACAATGCAGTTTGTAAGTGTGGGAATATCTTTAGCCAATTTGACAGTAAAATCATGAACTGTATCATATGAGCTTTTCTTGATGTCCATATATTTGATCATTTTGTCAACTATCTTTTTATTTTTAACATCTTGCAACCAGTCAATAACCATACTTCTGAAATGATTGGCCAGATCGGTCTGTAATAAACTGTAATATCCCAAATTCTTGCTTTCAATATCACTGTACTTATTGCGTATCCAATAATAGCCATTAACATATGCCCTAAAGAGTGTTAAATTGTTATTAATGATCTTTTGTATAAACATATCCTTCATGTCAATTAGTGGATTTGCACTATTTAATTGTTGATAATTTATTTCACTCATTTTGTTTGTCTTTCGGCGCCCAATTTTAGGTACATATTCTTTTCCAAATATTTCATTTAATGCCTTTTTAATATTGTGACTTGTACTTCTGATAATCTTTTGATTATTCTTTTCTGTAAATCTGTCATGATCAACAATATCAGACACAAAATAATTACCTACTCTTGTTATTTCAAATGCCTTCAAATCATTCAATGCCAAATCTTCGCTCATTCGGTTGACAAACATAATTACCAAATCTCTTGGTAATGACATGAAACATCCACTATGTGTCCAATGACAATGTGGATTATGATTGCATTGATCCTTATTGGCATTAGCTGCACATACAGATCTATCATTTGATACTTGATACATAACAACATCAGGTCTTTTAACAGCAATATTGACAAATTTATTATATTTACCTCCTACCTGTTGTTCACTTGAATCATCATTGATTTCTACTTCAGAAAGATCATCACTAATGGAAGAGCCTTTATCATCTTTTATCAAAACTTTTTTGTATATTTCAAAAAGAGATTTATCTATTAGCCTAAATAAAAATAATTTGATCTTGTCAGCCTTTTCCTTTTTAGTCAATGATTTATGATTCATAATATCTTCTAATTTTACTTTCAATGGACTATTTTCTTTTTTATTGATATATTCACTGAATTCCAATCTGAACAATTCATATGATTCTGTTTCATATTTATCCTTATTAACTTCCACAATGCGATCATCAACCACAAAATTCTTTTTTCCCTTTGATATTTCCTTATCAACTTTATCAAACAATGGTTTGTCCTCATATGATAAATTATTATCATCCAAATGCTTAATTGTTAATTCTATTGGTTCAACTATAACAATATCATTTGTTTTAGTCATAATACCATTTACTAATACTTTACCACCTTTCTTTTCATCATAATAGACACCAACAGGACTGACAGGTATTTTCTTTTGTGATTTTTTGTAAATTGTTTCTAAATTTTTGAATGTGGTTTGATAGTCACCAATAAATTTATCAATATTTTTGACAATTGGTATATCATAAAGAGAACCAGAAGGTCTAACTGGTATTATGGTATTATTATGTGTTATCAATAGTCTGCATTTATTGCGGACATCAACAAATTGATGTTTCACCACAAAATCTGGAATTTTTAGATCTAACAAATATTTTCTCATAGTCCTGGCTGGGAGTGAATAGTTTTTGTAAACAACAGAACCCATAAAAGTACCTTCACAATTCTTGTTGTAATAATCATTAACATGATAAACTATATTTTGAGGATCTTCTTTGTATTTAAACATTTTTTCCAGATCAATTGATTTAGTTGCTTCATCATCTTTCAGTACCAAAACAATTGGATAATAATTTTTATTTTCTTTAATCATAAATATATTGTCCATAGTGGGATCTGTCAAGCCGTCAACATTTTCTACATTTTGACAAATTATTGTGAAATCATCACGTGTTTTCTCCTTTTCAAATGTCTTTTTGATTACTAATGTGCGTTTATTGAATATTATCATATGAATACCTCCCTTGGTTAAAACATTTGGAACTGATAACAAATTATTGATTGAATTGAAATCCAGATATTCACTCTCTTTAATATATTTAATGTATGCTGCCTTATCACCATATTGTGTTTTGATATCTCCATTATTCAAAGATGTAAATATTTGATCATTTTTATCTTTTTCTAATGCTTTTATCATACATTCTTTAATTTCATCAATAGTTTTATCAACAATGACACTCAATGCATTTAAAAATTGGTAATCATCCTGTTTAGATCCATATTTGAAAAAATATCCAGTATCAGTTTTGGCAAGGTAATGATGTTTAATCTTTTTCTGTTTGTTTAACATGAAATTGAAATAAATGTCCAAATATTTTGGTAAAAATCCAAATCTACCATCTTGAATTTTATTTGTGTCTTGGAGAATGTATAACTTGTCACCCATTAATTTTTGGGAATTTTGTGCTACCTCCTTGTCTCCATGACCCAGACATTTTTTGAAAAATTCTTGTTTTTCTTTGTTTTTTGATATCATAGGATCTTTCTTAAAACAACAAGGCATACAGTGTCCAAATGGATTCATACTACGTGTTAAAAATCCAATGTAAAAATGATCTCCATTTTCTGCTGGATCACATGCATAATGAATTTCGTTTCCTGTCAAATTACCCTCTTCATCAAAATCAGCAAGCTTAACAGTTTTTATGATTGCTTCTGTCTTTTTGCCATTTTTCTCCTTGTAAACCACTTTTTTCTCATATTGTCCAGTCTTTTTATTCAAGTGATAACCATTCTTGATGAGTTCTTCCATATTATTTGAATTGTATTGTTGAGGTCTTCTCTTCTTATCATCACCACTATTCTGACATGATCTGGTCCATTGATTTTGGCCTTTCTCAGGTTTAAATCCAATGCGCCTTTTGTCCACCTGTGTCATTTGTTTTACAGTTTTTAATTCTTTGCTATAGTCAACAATATCATCAACTTTGCTTCTTCTTTTGGCAATGTTAGTCAGTTTTTTCAGTTTCTCTTTTAATATTTGTCTTTCTGGTTTTTTAAACAAATATGTATCAACATACAAATAAATCAATATATTCATAAAAGTAATTATTCTGCTTAATTGTGCCTTGTTTCGTGCACCAGAAATTCTAACCTTGTATTTTTCTCTTTGTTTACCTTGTATATCAATACCAATACCTGGTGGTTTATATTTTGGTATATTTTCTAATTTCTTCAACACTTTTCTTGACTTTTTCAAATTAGGATATCTTGTTTTAACTTTTTCATATTCTTCAAGAGCTTTGGCTATAGTAATATTGAATTGTTTACTAATCTCATTAGCCAGTGTTTGTTCTGTGAATTCAAAGTTTCTGATAAAATACATAATTCGTTGTTCAATTCTAGCTTGATTCTCATATTTAGACACTCTTTTGTATCTTAAATAAGTACCAAATTTACTCTTATCTATATCCTTCTGTACTTTTGCTTGTCTTTTTCTTGGGTCTATAACTAATGCAACATGTGGGAAGAAATATCGGGAAAATTCAGACAAATCATTATGATTTATCACAAAGTCATTAGGTAGCTCAAATTTCTGTATAGTGTTAATGAATGCATAGCTAAATTCTGAATCATCTGGTATTTCTATTGATACTTTATTTTTCTCTTCATTTATCTTGGTGATTAAATTTTTGACATATGCATATGTATTTTTGATGTCATCAATAGTCGCCATATCTTCTTCCTTCCATTGTGTCTTATATTCAATTCTTCCATTGTCATTCAGATTAATTGCCATGAATTTATCACCTATTTTATCTGTTATTTTTACTTTAACACTGATACCATAAGGAGCATTTTCAAACCATTTTGTTAATACATCTGTATTTTCTTCATGTTTCAAATAACCATTTATTTCTTTTTCATTAAATTTGTAAGCTATTGCACCATCAGGTGTTTGATATTGAATGAATGGATAGACTGAATTAACATCAAATTCATTGAAAATTCTGAATAAGTCTATCTTGTGTGGTTCCTTGATTCTCAAGTTAACATGAATTACAGACTGAGTAATATAATTTTCTTTAAAGATGTATTGATATTTTTCATGTGTTCTCACTGTCTCAATCATGTTTCCAATTTCATTTTCCAATATAAGGTCATTGTTAATTGTTTCAAACACAGTATTAATTTTACTTATTTCTGCCTTCTTATCACCCCCAAGATAATCAATTATGTATTTTAAATCATCTGTCTTGATTCTGGGGAAATAAATCTTAATGTAAATATCATGTAAATTTCTAATAGTATCTGCATCTGCTTGATATCCTGTACCAAGTTCATTGTACAAATCTATTAAATAAATTTCATTGTTTGCTATGTATCCCTCATAATCATAAATAATATTATTATCATCATCTTCCCTTCTAATTTTATTATTGTATCTTCTAATATTTTCCTTCAATAACTTTAGTTGTCCTCTCAATTCTTCATAAATTCTAAAATTATTATTAGGCTCAATATCAATATTTAATAATTCATTTCTTTTCATCCATTTTTGTCCAAGCATAATTTTTTCAATTTTGTTGTCATAGAAATATTCTGTCCATAAATATTGTCTTGATGGTAATAAATATGATTCTTTGTCAAATTTTGCATTGTTTTTCATCCCACAACAAATTTTATCTTTCATCACCTTTATTGTATCATCTTTAAAAATAAATTGTGATTTAACATAGTATTTTTTGTAAACATCTTTCAAATTTTCATCATACATGTTGGTATCTTTTGACTGATCAAATACAACAATATCACTTGTTTTTTTATCAAATAATTTATCATCATTCAATGCCTTTTTAATCATATTTGTTGTCTCACTTACATTAGAATCTG